TGCGTCTGGCGTTGGCTATATACAAGGAACAGATACAGAAGGAAGTGCTTATAATGCATTAGGATTTAAAACAAGTGCGAATTATGCACTTTATATAGATACTTCAGATAATGTCGGCATCGGGACAACGAGTCCAGAGGCAAGTCTCGATGTAAACACAATCGTAACTGCTGGTGGCGGAACGACTTATGGTGTAATTATTAGAGGCTCTGAAGATTCTGGCACTCCTAATTTGGCGGAATCAGATGGTATTGGTTTAAAATTTGAAATTCCATTAGATACGGCTACAAGTAATATTGGAGCTAGTATAGAAGCAATTAAAAACTCTAATTTAGATAGTAATTCTGAAACAAATTTAATTTTTAAAACTTCTCAAAATGATGAGACATTAGATGAAGCAATGCGTATCGACTCGTCAGGAAACACCACATTTGCTGGGGGTATAACGGTTGCTGGAGTTGTAAATGCGACAGGTTCAGGCGATAACATAAGTGAGGGCTTATTATGGGCTAAAGGTGGAGTAAGATTAACCTCAGCTTTTGGTGAAACTCTAGATTCCTATGAAGAAGGCACATGGACTCCTGTATTAAATGAATCTGGAACATTAAGCACTTCAGCCACAAATAGATATACACGAATTGGTAATGTTGTTCATTTATGGGGACACCTTTCTGATATTCAATTAGGAGTCCCGTCACCAACTTCGGATTTAGAAATTACTGGTCTGCCGTTTTCGGTTGAAGCAAATGCAACTGTTGGGACGGCAATGATGAACAATATCACCACCGCAAGTAAGATGGTCAATTTATCTGTTCAGGTAAACACATCAGAAGAACTATACTTTTATCAAACTGTTTATAACGGTGCATGGGTAAAAATTAATTGGGCGGCTATTGAAGATGATGATGATATTTATTTTCATGCCACTTATAGAACAGATGCATAAAGGACAAAATTATGGCACTTAAAAAAGAAACACGAATAGACCAAATCCAAGTAACTGGTGGATTTAAAAAGATTGGAGTCAGGGAGTCAACAGTTATTTCCGAAGGCTCCGATGCAGATGGCTGGACAGAAGTATCTCGTTCAGCACATAGAAAAGTTTTAACTCCTGATGCAGATGTGTCAGGTGAACCAACAGAAGTTCAGGATATTGCTAATGTAGTATGGACAGATGAATTAAAATCATCTTGGTCTGATTATGTTGCGAATCTTGACGATTAATAAAGGAGTGTAGCTATGAAAGACTATGCATTAAGAAAAAAGAATAAGAAATGGTCCGTCGCAAAGACTGTAGTAGTTGATGCTCCTGCCGTTTCTGAAGTAAAGGATAGCGATGGAGTTGTGGTGCGTGAAGCAAGAGCTGAAGTGTCCCACGAAACTATTCAACTATCAAAAAAGACCTATGATGCTGAAACTGGTAAAGCAGGTGCAGATTCAGTTCAGAATGTAACAGTAGACATGTGTGATGATAGAATTGCCATGTGTGATAAATCAATAGCAGAGTCAACATCTCAGAAAGAAGGGTGGGAACTCTTGAAGACTGATATTCAAGCTCTGTAAACCAAAAAGGATAAATAATGTCTGATAAAAAACAAAAAGAACAACAGACTGTCGTTATCAACGATGTTGAGTACAAACCCGAAGACTTCACAGAAGAACAGGCTATGCTTGTGAATCATGTGGCTGACCTAGACAGGAAGATTGGTAGTAGTATGTTCAATCTTGACCAGTTAAATGGTGGTCGTGAATTCTTTATGAAGAAGCTGGAGAAGGCACTTGAAGAAAAAGAAGCAGAAGCAGAAGTGGTCGAGTAATACAAGTTATGGCATCCCTGTGAAATATACCTTTACGGGGATTCCATTCACGGAATATTATGTCTAATGGGGAACCCAAAACTGCTAGAAGTTATAGGGGGACTGTGGTTGATGATAATGCTATTGTCTCTATTAACCTTAAATGGTTGGGTCAACTACTTGTACTTGTTGGGATGCTCGTTTATGGTTATTGGCGTATTGAAAGTAGACTGGGAAGCCTTGAAGATGAGATGGTCACGGCTGATGTTAAGATTGGGGATTTACTGGACAAACATATGGTGGAAGAAAAGATACAACGAGACCAGCTTGAAGAGAAAGTGAGTTTCTATGAGAAAGAATTTAACATTAACCCCCTATCTTGGGGAAAGCGGAAGAAATAATGGATTTTATGGCGGTATATGGCGAAGCAGGGATGATTGGCGTAGTAGGAGCAATGTTTGTTTACTTAGTAGTGCAAATGTCGAACAAAGCATCTGCTCAACAGAAGACGCTAGAAGATTTAAAGATAGAGAATAAAGGGCAATCTGAGACTCTGGAAAATACGGAAGGGATGATTATTAAATTAATTAGCAGATGGAACCAGAGTGATGATAAATTAGATAGGAAATTTGATGCCTTAAATAAAGAAATAAACGATTTAGACAACCAAGTATCAGAGATAAGGGGTAGTCTAAGTAGAATAAATGGGAAACCAAATTGATATGGATAGTTTAAAAGTAACAAGTATAAGTACAAGTTTGGGTTTAGTATATTGGACAGATATTATATCAGGAATATTGATGTGCGTAATGTTTACAGCACAGATTTATTACCTGTACTTAAAAACAAAAAAGATAAAGGAGAGTTAAGATGGACTTTAAAACAATGCTTATGGATATGGCCCAAGCACAAGCTGATAAGATGCAGGATGAAGCTATGAGCTTTATTGCGTCTGATGAGTTTGCTGACAAAATAGCTACTAAGATAAATGAAAAGATTAATATACCTTTCGTCTCAGAAGAGAAAGAGCAACTGCTTTTTGAGAAGGTTGTTGATGTAGTAACCGATTTAATGGAAGGAGTGTTTAGGGGGAAGTAATTTGAAAATAGTAGATAAATTTGACATAGAGTGCACAAAGACTTTCCGTATTAAGCCAGATAGGTGCCCTTATTGTACAAGCAGAGACGTTCAAGGTGTCGAGATATTAGGTGCGTATGATGGGGAACTAATGTGGGAATGCAGTTATTGTCATAAGTTTATACTAAAATTTACCAAAAGGACAACTGAGAAGCATTTAAAGAAAGCTCAAGAGCTTTTGATAGATGTTAGTAACTGGGAGGAACTTTGGGAGCAATTACCAAATTAGATAAAGGGGTTGTTAAAAGAGGCATAATAACACCCGACAAACATTTTCCGCTTGAAGATAAGGGAGCAATAAGATGTTTAACAAAAGCAATAGAAATAGTAAAACCAGACTTTTATGTCGATTTAGGCGATGTGGGGGAGTGGAGTAGTGTCTCAAGTTGGCAATGGAAAAAGAAGAGGCGACCGCCTTTGGAGTATCAACTTCCATTTGTGGATGAAGATATTGCCGCAGTTAATAAAGGATTGGACACAATAGATGAAGCTCTGGACAAAGTTAATTGCAATGAAAAGTATTTTTGTGAAGGCAATCACGACGATTGGCTCAATAGGTTTCAAGTCGAAAACCCCTATTGTAAAGGATACAATTTTAAACAAGCCTGTATTGACGGAAGAGGGTACAAATTCTACCCTATGGGGAAGTATCTCAAGATTGGCAAATTATTTTATTACCACGGAAACCATTTTGCTGGTATCAATCACTCCCGCAATCATCTCCTCAGGCTTGGTTCAAATATTATGTATGGACATCATCACGATATACAGCAGTCTTCTGTTACCCATCTTGATGGGGTTAAGAGTGCTTGGTCAATAGGATGTTTAAAGAAACTAGATGATAATTCGAATGATTGGCTTATGAATAGAAAACATAACTGGCAACACGCTTTTGCAGTGGTTGATTACTTTGGTAATGGCTACTTTACTGTGCATATTATACAGATAATACACGGCAAGGCTTCACTTTGGGGGAATTTAATATAATGCCTAAAGACGTAAGAGAAGTCAAGTCCTTCAATCTTGGTGTAGTTACTGCCGCTGATGATAATGATATAAAGATAGATGCCGCAGTATATTCTAAGGATATTGACCCGAATGCTTCAGAAGGAAAATTAAGAGGAAGATGGAAAGATTCCCTAATTGACCTTCCTGTTTACAGGGGTAAGCCTATTTATACAACCCCCGATACGACAGATGAGGTAACAAGAGAAGTCAATATTGACAATTCTTCTTCAGTTGGTATGGAGCTTTATTTTGAAGAAGAAAAGTATGAGGTAAAGGTCAATCTTATCGGTTCTCCTCCTACATCTCAGGTAACAGTAAAACTGAAAATGAAAGCGTTTAGTAGGGATTCTGGATATATTAAAATATCTCACGATGGTACTAATTATAATAATTCAGGAGAATTTGATACCTTAGTATTTTCAACAAGTAATTATGCAACATCCCAATCGTTATATCTTGTTTGTCAATCTGCGTCAATTATTGATAGAACTGTACCAATAATGGTTTCAGCTCAATCTACTGATTCGCTTTGGAATAGTTCAAATCTTAACTATACTATGAATTACCTTTATAAAGCAACTGTAGAATCTCAGCCCGGAATAATTATAAAAAGAAGCACCTATAAAAATCACGGAGTTACAGAAGGACTTCAAGGAGAATATAGGATTGATTTGAAATTATCATATCCTCCCGGATTAGATTTAGACACCTCAAGTGTGGATATAATATTCACTTCTAATGACCCAGATAGGTTGTATGTTCATTGGACAGGAGGGAACGCAACAAAATTAAATACAAAAACTTTTTCTTTTACTAATCTGAACTGGTCTACTTATCAAACTTTATATCCATTTGTTTTGGATGATGGTATAAAACAAGGGAATTTACAATTCTCAATGGAAGTAACTGGCGTAGATAATGGTTCATTACTATACGACTTTCTTAATGGAGGAATAGAGGGAAACATTAGGTTTGATGATGGTACTTTTCTTGATAATGATTTTCATTCTCCAGTAAATCCTTGGAATATAGGAGCATTAGAAGCAAGTATTGCAGGAGGTGGTGATGGTACAGGTAACGAAGATGGTGAAAAGGGATGGAAGGATGGCCCATAGATTATGGCATTAGCAAACCCACCAGTCCCAGATAATATTAATACCCTTGTTCCAAAGTCAGGAGCATTTGACGGTGCTTTTGGTATTAATGGAAGATTTACAGGCACTGAAGACACGGATTTTAAATTACAGATTTTTTCTTTAACAACTGGGACAGTTTTAAATCTATCTGGTCATACAGGAAGTCATGCTGGTTGTACTGTTGGAACTTATTCCAATATTCAACCTATTAATGTCGTTTCTTCTGGAACTGGTTTAAAGATAACAGCTGTAATAGAAGCTGGTAGTCCACTAAAACTTACCCTTACTGTATCGGAAGTTGGAAGCGGTTATGCTTTTGGTGATACAGTTAAGATTGTTGGTACTAGTATAGGAGGAGCCACAACAGCTAATGACCTTACTATAACGATAGGAGAAGTTGTATCACAAAATTTAAAATATAGATATAAACTGATTAATTCGACTTCGAATCAGGGTTGGCTTCCAGAAGCTGGACAGACGGCAATAGGTGGAATTGGTATGGGAGATGAGATAGCTTTAGGAATAAGGATTAATTGGGGGGATATAAGTATTTTTAATGTAGGTGATGAAATAAGTTTTAAATTTACTGTAAATGCTACAAGAGCCTCAGAAATGCACATTTTAAGCACAAAAGATGGTGCTCATTTGCTTAAATATGATAATGGTTATTTAAAAGTTTCTCATAACATAGATTCTTATGAGCCAATAACTACAGATATAGATAGGACTAGACAGGTAGAAAATAAAGGTATTATTGGTCGATTGTCTGAAGAAGAATATGGGGCTGTATTTTCTACTATTAATAGTAAAAGTGTTACTATAGGACTTGGGCCAGATAAAGTTAATAAGCCTAAATGGGCTGGTATTCCAGAGCACAAGCAATTTGATAAAGAGCTAACCCTTGATAAAGTTGTAATAGCTGATGCTGAATTATCTTTGTCAAGTGAGATACCTCAATTTGATGATATGGTAAGAATAGATACGGCTAACTGGTATGACGATGCTGGTACTCCTAATAAAGGGGGAGTTGGTGGTCTTTGGACTAAACCATATTATGCCGCTTTTCAAGCTGGGAATCCTACTATATTTTTATTTAGAGTGAAAGATGAAACTGATTTTCTACACAAAGAATATTATAAATACCCCTCTGGGATTACTAGTATACTTAATCCTATTGCCATAGCAACTGATGGTGCACACCTTTTTGTTCTTGATGACAATTCTAATGGTATAATTCACTGTTTTAAGTTTACTGGTGGTATTGATGTTTCAGACACAGACTCTCCTAAAATAATTGATTTTAATAAATATAATGATACTTGGCCTATGGTTCTACCAGATACTCCAAGAGGAATATGTTCTAGGCATAATACTCCTGATGAAAAAGGCGGTGGTGCTTGGTTTAGCGATATTAAAGTTACTCCAGCAGATTGTAGATTTAATGATTCTAGTGGTGGTTTTGGTAGAATATGGCTTCAGGCATCTTGGTCTTTTGACAAAGATAGAGATTATGCAAAATATGAGGTAGAAGGTTATGAACCAGATACTGTTCCAGTAGAGGATATGTGGTATCCTGCAATATGTGGTGAAACAGATGAAAATGAATGGCTATGGTCAATAACCTTAACTAATCCCGCACACCCTACTGGTATGGAAGCAGAAACTGGGGCAGATGGAAGACTATTTCTTGTTAATAGAAGTCCATCTATGACAAAATTTTATAAAGTTACTTGGATGAACAAGCCCTCCCCTCATTATTATAATCATCAGTTAATAATAAGAGGTGATTATGACCTAACAGATGGAGATGACCCAGAGGGAGATGAAACAGATGCTTTAATTCTTAATTTTTCAACTCCAGCTCTTATAGCTGGTGGTACTGGTGGTTTTGCTCTTACTGACTTTGCACAACCTATTGGTTCATTGGAAGCTGGTATTATGTCTACTTTCAAGTATGGCCTTGTTGATATGGATGAAGCAACAAAAATAGGGGTATGTCTTGTTTGGGCTTCTAGTGATGAGATAAAATCCAATATTAGTGAACCCCGAACATTTGCAGGAGCTCATAGAGATGCTTCTTCCAAATTATATGCTGAAATTGGCACTAGTTCTGCATATTATGTCCAAGATTTCTTGAATCAAGGTAACTTATTTCCCAGAGAAGATGGCAGTGGTAATGAACTACTTCAGCCGAAAATAGAAACTTGTGCTATACCAGCTGGACAATGTGTCACCTTGAATTTAATTGACGGTACAGCTGAAGGATGGAGTAAAAAACCATTAATTATTCCCTTAGCCGAAGATTGTGTGGTTGGTGGCTACAATCAATCTGAAATACCGGCAGATAATTATAATCAAGATTCAGATTGGGGTACAGCTGTTAATCAGTTTGAACGTAGGTCTCTTATTCAAGAGAATGGAAAAGTATCAGATTTTTCTAGAGCATTATACAACTCTAATACAAAGAAATTATTTACATTTGCTTCAGATGGAGAAATAAAACTTTATGATTTAGCCGCTCTTCACGCCGCTAAATCTCTAGAAGAAGATGATTATGATGATAGTTGGGATAAAGATGAATTTTTAAGGAAAAATCCTTTTCATTCTAAGAATGATTATTTATATAACCCCGGTAGTGGGGTAGTAGGAGCCTTTTCAAATCAAATGCCGGGTGCGAATCACGAAAATCCAGCTAATAAAACTGGTTTTGTTCAACATCATAGAGCAAACAGGATGCACTTGGCTGAACAAGAAAAGAGGCTTTGCTATCGAGATAGAGGTATATATGGTTATGGTACAGATAGATTTACTGAAGAGGGGTTTGGTGATTGGAACAAGAATGAATGGAACGATGTATATGGCGGTGTTAATTCGGCTACCGAAGGTGAAATAAGAATATTTTTATTACCCTTTGAATTACCCTCAACTAGAAATGCGACTATTACACATAGTGCTCAAGCTCCAGAGACAATGTGGGATTTTAAAGCTACTTCAATTTATATTGATTCTGGTGAAACAGTTGTTACAAATCAAAAGGTACCACAAATGTCTTATATTGATGGTACTACTACTATTCAGGGCGGCATAACTCCAGTAAGTGATACTGTAGGTTATAAAGCGTCATCTCCAAGCTTAATTATATCGGGAGATGATACTGAAGGAAATGGTGTCCCCACTTCCGCTGATGATAGAATAGGTTCTCCTATATCTCCGGGTAAATCAAGATTTATTGGCTGGTATAATAAAGATGAACCAGCAGATGGTGCAGGTGCCAATGCTCTGCCTAGCACAGCCAATGCTGTAGATTATATGTACTATGCTTTCTCTTTTATGTATGATGGGTATCAAGAAAGTGTTTTGTCTGCACCTATAGGTTCTAGTGTTGATACAAATTCTGGTTTTTCAGTACAAGTTACTGGAGACGCTTTAAGTATTAAGATAAGTATCCCTGATGTGGATTCTCTTTCTCCAAGAATGTCGCACATATGTTTATATCGTTCTAAAACTATTGAAGACGTATCCTCACCTAAGGCATTCTTTCAGTTAGTGGAGCAAATTTCTTTATCTGATATAAGATGGACTCAGCTGGGTACTACAAGAAAGTGGGAATGTACAATAACAGATACGGGGAAAACTGGAGACCAGTATGAAATAAGGACTGGTATGAGTGAAATTATAGATGATACTCAACCTCACTATGGTATAGCTACAAAAGGCGATGGCTTTTTATTTATTGGTCAAACTTGGCATAGCAGTTTAGAGAATAAAGAGAACTTTATTTTTCGCTCCCAGCAAGGCAAGTTTAATATGTATGACTGGTCAACAGATTGGATTGAATTACCAGAATACCCAACTGCATTATCATATTATGGTGGTAAATTATTTGCTTTTAGTAAGCAGACTTGTTGGATGATAAATCCAATGACAATGCAGATAGAAGAGGATATTCTCCAATGTGGGTGTCTTAGTCAACAATCTATAATTTCTTGTGATTATGGAATGTTCTGGGCTGATAGAGAATCAATATGGTTATACGATGGTAGTAGATTTAAGAATATTGGGCTTCCAATAGAACAAGGTGGTACTTATTCTTACAGACAAAGGGACAGAGCAAATAGTAAGGTGCACGTTGAATTTGATGCTTTTACTAAAACATTTTGTGTCTTTATTAAGCCTAAAGCAGAATATGTTACTATGGACAATACTAATAATAGTGGAGACAAACAGGAAATTAGCCAACAAGCAACAATTTGGGCATATCATATTGAAAAAGGACGATGGGATTATTGGGTATTAGAAGACTTGTTTAATAGCCAGATTCCAGACCACGGAATAAATATAGGTTCTAAGACACTGGCTACTTGTCGTGACTGGTCAGGTGGTGTTTTATATGCTAATAATAATGGTTTATGGCGTCTAGGTACAAATCAAGAATCTAGAAAGAATTGGGAATGGATTTCAAAGAATTTTGTAATGGGACACCCCACTCTTGACAAAAGATTTTATAAAGTTAGAGCAGTTAGTACAAATGGCAATCCGTTTATTCAGTATAAGGTTGATGATGCCCCTTTAAGTATAGTAGTTGGCGGAGATGAAAAGATTACTACTAAAAAAGGCAAAAGAATTAAAGTAAAAGTTCTTGGGCCGGGTGAAACATCTGTTGATAGTGTGGGTATTATTTATAGGAGGCCAAAGGCAAAATGATAAAGAAATCAAAGAGTTTTCAGTACAATAAGGGTAAAAAAGTACGTGGAAATTCAGTTAAAGAAATTAATGATGTTATAAACGATATTTATCGTGAGATAACTCAAATAAAATCAGTACTTTCGAAGCAGAATAACAAGACGTTATCTACTCCAGAAGGCGCAATTAGAGTAAAACAAGATTCAAATAGTGATAAATATACTTTAGAATTTAAATCCGAGAATGGTTGGATTGAAAATAAAGCTAATATTTTTAAACTAAAGGGGAATTAAGATGGCACGAACAGGCGACACAGGACATAATTGGTTCCAAAAAATGTTTTTAGGGACTGAATCTTCAGCAAGTAAAAGAGAAGATTATTTACAGGATAGAAAGCAGGGCGAATACGAAAAGTATGCTCAGGGTTGGGGTGAACAGGCTGATAAATTTCAACAAATGAGTGATGAATTCTTTGACCCTATGTCTGGTCGAAATCAGCGACGATATGGGATGATGGAAGAAGCAATTAATGACCAAACTACTGCTGGAATAAGAGACTGGCAAGGAGCTATGGCTCAACAAGGTATGGGAAATGCCGGTGGTATTGGTGCTCAAAATATCTTACAACAAAGACGTCGTGCTGGTGGAGATACCGCTAGAGGAATGGGTGAAGTTTATCAACAATCCTTCGGTATGGGTATGCAAGCCGCTAAACAGGGAAGTTCTGAAAGGTCTAAAGGAGCAACTGCTACTGGAGCCGCTGACCAGATTTACGCTGGAGCTAACCAAGTTAAAATGGCTCAGGACGCAGCTAATGCTCAGAAAAAAGCTGGATTTGCTCAAATGGTTGGTGGAGCCGCAATGTCTTACGCTATGCCCGGATTAATGGGAGGCCTTACTAAGAAACTGGCAGGCGCAGGTGGAAAAAATCCTTTATGGGGGGATAAGATAGCTAATATGATTGCTCAACCACATCTTCAGAATATGAATATAAGTGATGCCGCTCAAATGAATTTAATGAGACAACTTCACGGCGAAGGAAAAGGTGGTCAGAGCTTTGCGTCATCATACAATTTGCAGAGACCTAGCTATACACCGGGAAGTATGTTTAATACACAGGGTTCCTTTGGACAAGGATTAATGAATTATGGAATGCAGAATATGCAAAATAGAAATGCAGGAGCTTATAGCTCAGGTTTTGGACAAGGAGCTCCGAATCCTTATGCTTTAACTCCAAATTTTCATCAGCCTGCACCAGTTGTTCAACAAAATAATAGCGCATCAAGTATGGCCCCCGGATACGACCCAAACTGGACATATTAAGAGAGGTAAATTATGGCAAACGTAGAAGCACCATCAACATTTATGACATCTTATCAACAAGGTAGACAAAATAAACGTCAGGATAGGCAAGATAATATAAAACTCGGTTTCACTATTTTTGATGAAGATAGGAGAAGAGAAAAACATAAGGCTCAAATGGATAGAGCTATGGAGGATACTCGTCATCTTAAGACTATGAATCCTTTTTTAGAATCTCTTGAAAGGTATAAGAATGAGCTTAAATGGAGTACTCTTGAATCAGATGTTATAAGAAATAAGGATGCTACGAAGCATCAGGTGATATCAAATGTTATAAAAGAAAATGATATGCGCTCCGATTTAGATAATATCATTTGGCAACGAATGCAGAACCCCGATTTGTATGGTCGTGGAGGCGCCTTCTCTACCGAAGAGAAAGGTATAATGGCTGAAAACAGGGGTCTCTTGAATCGCACTATAGGGGGTGCATTAGGTAACCAAGCAACAGACCAAGATATAGAAGCAATTTATAAACGAGAAGATTTGCAGTCGGCTCAAGCTTATGGTGCGGCATCAGATGATTTTCATATGAAGAATGCAATGACCGGCCCAGCTGGTGGAGATTATGGACAACAGAAGTTTCAAACAGAGACAATAAAACCTTTGACTTTCCAAGAAAGAAATTATGAAGACATTGAAACAGAAAGAACTGGAATTAGAGAAGGTTATGAAGACCAAGCTACAATGAGGGATATGAATAGAAAACTCCAGACGGATATGATGCAAGTTCAGCAAGACGGTAGAGAAATCTACAAGCAGTTTAAAAACACAACAGATTCTAAAAAAAGGAAAGCGTTGTTACAACAGTATATGCAGAATAGGCAAATACAGAGCTATCTGAGATTTACAGGTGGACAGAGTCTAAGTCCAATGGATAAATTATTACAAAATATGAAGGGGGAGTAAAATGGCACAACAACCAAATTATTCAAGTAGAATGCCACAGGGTGGGCCCTTGCCTCGTGGTAACAATCCTGCGGCTTTATCTCAGCAATTAACATCAATGCTGGCTCAAAGTGGTGAAACTCAAAACCTAAAACAATTCTGGCAAATGTCTCAAGATTATTTTAATAATCCTAGAGATTATTCTAATGAAGATTTTGAAATGTTAAAGAAGATGGGTGCCCGCTCTGGAATAGAGATGCCAGTAAGCGCTACAGATAAAGCAACTGCTATGGAACACATTGGTGCTGGAATTGTTGGTGTCTTAGATGGCTTCTTATGGGATTTGATTCCAGATGATTACTATTCATCAAGAAGGACTGAACTCTCTAGAAGTATTGGTATGTGGACTGGCATATTAGTTCCTTCTGTATTAGCAATTATGGGTTCAATGGGGTTAGCCGCTCCTGCGGTAGTCGCAAGATTAGGTACAGCTGGATTAAAAGGTGCTAAACAAGCCGCTTTTAAGTTAGGTGGTAAAGAAGGTCTAAGGGCTATAAAAACCGCCGAATCTGGTGCATCGCAGTTTGTAAATTTTGCTAAAAATTGGTCTCTTCCCGGATTAGCACTAAGAGGAACAAAGAGAGCCGCTACTGGAGCAGGACAAATTATGTCAAGATTTGGCCCCACCGCTGGAGTAGGAGAAAAGATTCTTGAGAGTAAGATTGGACAAGCAACCTTCAAAAAAGGTGCCGAGAAAGCGATGGATAAAGCCGCTAGGCTCGCTAAAAAAGGTGATTCCAAAGGAGTTCAGGAAGCACTAGGTGAACTTGGTGAAGAATATGCTCCACATATGAAGGGAGCAGTTGAAGGTATTCTTAAATCTGGAAAAGTTGGTGGAGAAGCTGGAGAAATCTTAAAACGTGCTGTGGATAAATTTGGTACTTCAGCATATGCCGCAGATGATTTAGTTAATCTTGGTAAGAGTTTCTTAGGCTATAAGAAAGGTGGTGCCGCTACACAAAAGGCGGCTGAGAAATTTATGGGCTCTCTGAGAGAAGGTCTGAAGAATAATAAATCTATTGACGAAATCGTTAAAGTTCTTCCAAAGGCAAGGCAGAAAGAATTGCTTAAAGCTTGGGGTAACCCAGAGAGTAAGGCTGAAATTCTTAAGCTTCTTGCAGAGAATACTCCTGAAGCCGCATCTTCTATAATGACTGGGGTAGGTAATCTAGCTATGCCTGCCGCTATAGGAGCTTGGGAAGCATCTGCTCTAGGAAGTTCTGAAGAAGTAGGGTATGAAGGTTGGGGTGACTTAGGTGGAATGGACTATTAATGCCCGAAACATATTACCCCAAAGAGCATAAAGAGGAATTCGACCCGAATGCTGGATTTGAGCCTTCTATAGATTATAGGCTTACTGAACAGCTTGTTACATATTATAATCAATTCCCTGACCAGTTTGACGAAGAAAAGTTAAATAAGGTAGCTCTTCACGCCCAACATTATAACATCCCCTTTGCTCATAATAAGGCTGATAATGATATATCAGTAAAAAGGATAGTCCAACAAGCCGCTTCTGGCTTTGGTGAAGGTTTCACTACTTTAAAAATGGGTGAAGACCCTACTAATGAGTGGGAAGCTATAGCACGAAATGTTGGACATTTAGCTGGATTTGTAGGTTGGGTACCAATTCCAAATGCCGTAGGTAAAGCAAGTAGATTAGCCGCCGCCGCTAAAGCGATAAAAGGGCGTTCTATCCCTATGATAGGTGCTAATTGGCTTACAAAAGAAGCAAGTAGGATAGCCAGAGGTGCAAAAGCTGAAGCTACGCTTCTTAGAGGTAATGCAACTAAAGATGCTATGTCCACTATTGGTAAAGCTGGCCCTCTTGTTGATGATATTGTTGAGGGAGCTTTTCATCTTGGTACTGCTAGTGCAATAAGTGCTTGGCAAGGAGGTATTGATGAAATGATGACTGCCTTTATACACGGAGCTGAAACTGGTGCTGTGTTTAGAGGAATAGGAAATTTTATAAAAACAGGTGACCCTCAAGGTGACAAGCTATTACGGACGGTGTCTGCTTCGGTGTATTCTGGATTACCTTCGACTATGGCTGGTGCAACGACTCCTGAGCAAGTATATCAGTATCTCCTTGGTGCTTACTTCGGGTTCAAAGAGATGCCATATACGACGAGAAATGCACAAAAGTTTGTTGCCGCTCGGTTCAAGGACGGTACGATTGGAGAGCCGGTAGAGGGTCACCCTGAATTTGGGAAATTAGACTCCAAGTCTCAAAAAGCGGCAGTAGAATTAGCAGATAAAGTTAGAGGACAAGTTGATGAGATAGGTCGTCCTATTACTGCTAATATTATAATGAATCAATTATTACAAGATTTACCGGGTATGCCCCTTAAAGAACGTCAAAGTATTGCTAATAAAATACTTGAAAAAGGCGTTACTATAGACCAGTATGGGGAACTTATTAAAACTGTAGAATTACCTGTTGATGAGAGAGTCCAAAAAGGCCAACAAGATGATGCTGATATTGGCTCTGCTCACGGAGTCCATTTAAAGATAGATAATTTTGTTACTCGTAATATGGAAAAAATCTGGTCAAAGGGGGATACTCCAAATAAAGAACGAGTAAAAACTATTGTTGATGTTGATACTCAGTGGAAAAAGATATTAGGCAAGGCTCAGAGAGGTGAGGATGATTCGCCTGAGGCAAGTATGATTAAGTTTCTACAGAAAAAGTATGGAGTTGCCCCAAAAGATGAGGCTGATAGATGGTGGAGGCAATATGCGATAAGGGCCCTTAAAGAAAAGCCTGTTACTATGTTAACTGCTAAAGCTTATGCTAAAAAAGGTTCCCAACATTGGGAAGTTTTGCCACAAGGTGGCAGTAATGCGGCTGGTAATCGTAAACTTTTAAAAGAAGAGCCTAAGCTTTTAGATAAAATTTATAATGAAGCATTTCTTAGGAAGCACGGCAGGGATTCTGAAGCTCCAACTTATGCTGTAATGGATAGTTTTACTGGTATAACTAATAACAGGATGAAGGAACTTAGTTTGCTTGAGATGGAAGAATTCTATTATAGGAATGAATTGCAACCAGCTATCAATGCGGCAAAATCAGCAGGACTACCTTATCTCCAAGGCGTTGAGATGGCTCGTAGTAAGGCTAGAGATATGACAGACAAATTTCACGCAAGAAATTTCTATTCTTTACATAACAAGCAGGATATGTATTATTATGGAGGAAAAGGGGATGCTGAAAGAATGTACTTTGTACAATATCATCCAGATACTCCAAAAATAGCTCATCAGACAGGAATCAAAGAGGTAAGAGACGCTTGGGCACAGGCTCAATATGAGGGGCAAAAGAAGGGGCAGAAGAAAAGAACTGTCCAGTCATTTAAGAACCAATTTACCAAAGAGTTAAATGCTGAAAGAGATGAGTATATTAAGACTTATAGTCCTCATATGAGAGCTGATATGAGAAGTGATAGAACTGCTAAAACTATGTTCAATCGTGGCTACTTATCCAATGTATTATATGAACTTGAGTTAAATGGATTTTCAAATGATTTAGTATCGGGAAATATTAAATCAATCTTTGGGGAAGGAATGATAAATAGCTCTAAGGCTTACAATAAGCGTGCACAAGTGTGGTTTACTACTGGATTTAGCGGAGATAATCGGAAAATAGAGAAAGATATTACGGATTTAGATAATGGCAATTTTCGTTTTAGACTGTTCAATGAGAAAGATACTAAAAAATTTACAAAGGATACTCCTGCAACAGAAATGATTCAAGGCACCGATGGTGCTATATATGGTAGAAGTGATGTTATTGATTCGCAAAATAGAGATTGGGGAATGCCAACAGAGGGTGGGGCTCATAAGAGTTTTATAGTTTCCAATAGTCAGCGTGGCCTAGGTGCTTTACTTGGTAAATATGCTGTCTTTTCAGCGACACCTGAGATGGAAGCCTATATGAAAGAGAATAATCTTCATTTTATGGTACCTAAGAGTGCGGCGAAACAATACGGAACGAGAAAATTCGGTGAAATTGTTCGCAAGGGTGGAAAAATATCTGTTGAGGGTGGTGAAGTTTACCATATGAAGCCAAATGAGATGAAAGGTGTTCTCTCTGAAAAATTTGATAGCCACTCAATGCAGTGGCAAAGATTACCCAAACAGATGTTATCAAATCTTACTCCTTATGCTTGGCAAAATATTAAACCAGAGCAAATAGATGATATTTATAACGATTTAAGTCGCAAATCTTTCAATGGCGACGCTGAAACTAATGCTCAATTAAAAATGCTTGAAAAGAATCCTAAAAATGAAGCTTTTGAAGCCGCCGTATTAAACAATCTTGAAGGAGTAGGCGTAAAAGAGCTATTAGCAGTTATGAAAAAGCCCGGTATGGAGTCTTTTGCTACTAAGGTATATCGTAAAATTCAACGTATGGATTTAGAAACAGACGCTGAAAGAGCTTTAAATGAAGGTGAGATTACCAAAGAGGAATACGATGCTTTAAAAGGGGATAAGCAGGAGCTAAATGTTGTTCACGAAAAAATACAAGAGCTTGTGGGTGATTCTCTTGCTGGACTTATGCACAAATATGTGACACCCTATAGACAGACTGTAATGCGTAATTTTGTAGTAAACCAAATAGTAAGACCAGTTGTAAAGAATTCTTTTTCAGCTAGAATGAGACCTTATGAGATGGGCTTACGTTATCAAAGAAAAGCTGGACATAATACGTCACTCCTTGAAAAGAGGGATGATATCTTCTTCCTTGATGATGGTTATAAGGATATGAGAGTATTTTCTGAGTCTTGGGACGGTTATAGAAGACTTGAAGATGTTTGGACTGATTATAATAAAGGACGTTTTAGCGGGAAGGTAAAGAAGCAAGTAGAGAACACTTTATCAGCTATTGTACAAAGAACTCCAATGGATTCACTCAGTGGGGCTCATAAGCTCCAATTTAAGGGCTTTACGGGCGTTAGGGGTTTTGGTACACTCTTACACCCAAGAACTATGGAAGCGTTAGGAGGGGCTGATTTAGACGGCGACAAGGCATTTGGCTTCTTTGGTGGTCGTTCAGAGGATGGCACAAGTGGTGAAGGCTTTAAACAGAGCTGGATGGATATGTACGGTAGTCAAAAAGAAGAGTTTTATAAGAAAGACGGTACTGTTGCTCATCAAAAGACAGAGATAGACCCATTGACTGGAAAACAATATAAAGATATGCTGGCTTTTACTGATGAGGACACATTAAACAAGATTAATAGTTCAGTTTTAAAGCTATCACCACATAGAAGGATGAAAGCATCCTTTGGTGCGGCAGGTGGACGTAAGCAACTTGGCCCCGCTGTTGTAAATAAAGCTGTATTAAGCAGTGCATATGCCGCTATAAGAGCTTCTGAATCAGGTGAATTCAGTTATCTTAAGCAATTTAGCGGTAAATATGCTGGATTATATAAAATTGTCCTTACTCCAAAAACAGATTCTAAATCAATGGAGAGTTTTAGGGGTATAACAAGAGCATCTATTGCCTTGGGTTCTGACCCCATGGATGAAGCTGGATTAAGAGGCCGAGAAGTATTTTTTATGGAAGCGGCAAAGAGGGCTTTCAACTTTGAAGTAAGATTTATGGGTAAGAAGGGTGGTGTTCATAAAAAACTTACAAAACAGATGAATAATAATGAATTTATGATGAGACAAGGTCTTATCCGCTCTCTCTCTAGAGTTAATTCAGTCTTATTTGGTAGAAATATCCCAGAGGGAAGAAGGTGGTTACCAGAAGAAATACAACAAGAAATAGAATTTGCTAATGAAAGTTTTGCTGGTACGCCTCACAATAGTCTTTTACCTAAATTAGCAGATACTCTTAGAGGTGTTGATATGGGTGATAGTATCTTCAAGAGAATCAAATTTGAAGAGTATAAAGCTTTATATGCGGAGCACGATTTATTAGCCCAAGAAATGAAACCCTTAAGAGACGCTATGGGTAGGTCAAGTATGAGAACACCTATGAATGCTTATCTTGATATTATATTCAAAAACAAGTTATTTACCCAAGAAGGTTTTGATGCTCAGTTAGACCCAAATCATAAAGGTTATAAGAAGAAACTGTTTAGTGGAAAAGCTTTTAATGGTTATACCAAAGCTAGACGAAGAAAGCTAGACCCTGAGAATAATGTTGAACATAGAGCTGAAATTATTCGTGATATTATGCTTAAGGGAGAAAGATTTATTACTGATGATATATCTGATTTTGTTAGTTTAAGATTAATCAAGAAATATACTGAAGGTATGTCGGATGCTCAGATTAAAAAAGTTTGGGATTACGTAGACCAAGTTAAAAAACAAAGTTATTTGTATGCTAGGCAAAGAAAAATGCCTCTTGAACCAATTCTATCTGGTCTTTCTGAATCAGAAGCAAATTATATCAAAGAAATGGAATTACAATTTGCTCCAGAGAAGCTCTCTTCAGCTCAAGACCAAATTAAAACAGATATAAAGATAAAGCTCCATAAGGCAACTCTTACCCCAGAGGAAGCAAACTTATATGATGCTCTTATGCTTGGTACTTTTTCTCGTGGTAATAGACACGAAGTACAAAAAATGATTGAAGGATATAAGGGGAATAAGTGGTCTCAAGGATTTAAAGAGCAGATTAATTCACTCGAAGAGATGAGTGCTAATACATCATTAAGTAAGCTTGGCATAATTTCAGAATCCGTAAAAGATAGTATGAAGAAAGAGTTTTTTAAAAACTATCAGGAAATATTTGATAAATCAATAGATGTTGTCAGTGAATCTGAGAAAGCACGAGTCAAGGAAGAAGCTTCAGAAGCTAAAGCTCCTACTGAGCTATTTGACCCTAAAACAGGAGAACGTACTAAGGGGAATCCATTAGAAGCCAGTGATTATGATGCCGTTACACAGAAATACTTAGATGAGGTAGCTCCTTTTGAAGGGCTATATGAAGGGAAATTAAACAAAGAGCATAGACAATTATATAATTCTCTTAAAGAAAAATTAGATGTTGCATTTCCCAATATTGTAGGAAGGGATTTAAATGGATTTATGAGAGAAAGATTTGGAAAAGATATAAATAAAGTTGATTTAAGTGAATTAAAAGCCCTAGATAGGTGGCTAGAGGACACACTTACTGGAACTTGGTATCAAAAATTGTTTAATAAGGTAAAAAGAGGTATACCTGAGTTAACAAAATGGCATTATATGATGTTTCCAGAGGCTGTTAATAGAGATTTAATGAGGAAAGAGATATTATTACTTGAGAGGAGAGGCTCGTTTAAGGATGTACATGGTAATGTTATCTCTGGTAGGATAATGAAACCAACTGGAGTTATGGAGGTCATACAGGACTATATTCACAAAGGGCAAGAATGGAGTATTGCTGGTTCAGAAGAAGAGAAAATAGCCATTAGAAAAGAGTTATCTCAGTACCTGAATCTGGATAGGGGGTATGACCTTCACGAGATTGCTATTGCTTTTAGAGAAATGGAAGTTCCTAATAGGTGGAAGGAACAATATGAGACTCAAGATAATGGTATGTATCTCTTTATGAAGGAGTCTTATGATAAAGCTTATAGACATATACCAAAGAAACACGGTTGGGATTTACTCAAAGACCAATCATTTTTAGTAAAGAAGCCTAATGCTGAAGTTATTAATATGACTGGTCGAGAGATTGTTGACTCTATTAACGAGGTTTACACTAAGAAGAATGCAGAATCACACGAGTGGCTTGTTGGAAAGCCTGAAGCTTTAGAACCTTATAAGAATCTTAGAGTAAACAAAAAGACTGGTGAAGAATTAAATGATTTTGAATATTATAATGCTATTAAGAAAAAGTTTCTTAAGGACATTGTTCAGACAATAAATGAAGGTAAACGATTCAAAATGGATTTAGGTATTGATGGCTTAAGATGGATTGCTCGTCGAGTGATGATTAGTCAAATACCAGCAGAATTCCAGAAAGAACGTACTGAAATTATGAAGAACTTACCAAGAGATAATGAAGCTACTGGACAGTATGATTTTGATATATATTTCCCGCATTTAAACTTTAATAGGAAAGCGGCCGCAAAACAAATGGAAGTTGGGATGGACTTCATTCTTAATAACAAGAGTATGAGCAAAGAAGAGAAAGATATTGAAATTAGAAAAATCCTAATCCACCACAATCAAATGACTGGTGACTATATGGCTATGGATACTTTCGGTGAGCACTTTGACCAAGTACAAAACATAGTCCAAGATTTGGTGCAAAAACGTAAGATGTCTGAGGGTAGAATAACTTGGTTTCATAATAAAAAAATGGGTAATCAATTTAGTCGTAAGGCTCATATTGATGGTTGGGATAGGAGTCCTGAAGCTTACGAAACATATATCAAGAATATACACGATACATACTACCGCCTTGCTTCACAGATTATAACAAAGGATGCTATTGTAGGATGGTCTTACAACCAGTGGGTAAAAGCTGGTGGTAAACCAGCAAAATCTGAACCTAGTAAGGAAAAAAGAGGAGCAGATGTTTCTTCTAAAGATTTAGACCTTATTAATTCTTGGAGAACATTCTTCAACTTGTATACTCAAGGTGCTATGGGCTATCCAACTAAGATTCCAGAATCAGTTATGAAAAATCCTAATATGAAATTAAAAGGCAGTATGTATGCTTTTACTGCTGACTCAGAGGTTACTAAGAAAATGAACAGTATAGCCAATAAACTTGGTATTTCTAAAAGTAAGATGCAGGAAACATTCCCTGAAATGGGTGGCCCTTACGATATGAGTACTATAGCTAGGCTAAGTAATATGGAAGCAAAATATGCGCTGGCCTCTCTCCTTGCTCATCCCAAGAGTGCAATAGCCAATCTATATGGCGGGTCAGTGCATACTCTTATTAATACTGGTTACGGCAATTTTAAAAAAGCTCGTGATATTAATTATCTAAAATCCCACGTTAATCCTAAGTGGGAAACGATGGCAGATGTAGAGGCATTTGTTAGGTCACAGGGCGTAATTGAAGAGTTCCTTTTATATGAAGCATCAATGAATCCTGAATTAAAGGGGAAAAAATGGGGCAAGTTTATGCAGGATGCTGTAGCTAAAATTAGAAAAGACCCCAATATGAAAGATGAGGATTTATCAACCCTTGCTCAATCACACGGAATAACAGAAGCAGTTTTAAACAAAGCGGCGTGGTTTATGCGAGAACCTGAGCGTATTTTGAGAAGAGATGCGTTTATGGCTCATTATATCCAAGCAAAAGAGAAATTTGGTGGTGCTATTAAGCAATTTGACCATCCGATACTTATGGAAATGGCTAAAAAGGGCGTAAAAGCGACTCAATTTCTGTATTCTGCTCCATTTAGACCTATGTTTGCCGCTACTTCCCTTGGTAAAATGATGACAAGGTTCCAATTATGGGCTTGGAACGCTGTTAGATTTAGAAAAGATGTTATAAATGAAGCTCATTACAGAGGTTGGCAGGAAGGAACTCCTGAATTTGAGAGATTTCAGAGGTTAGCTACTGCTGATTTGCTTATGTTGGGCTTAAGTAATGTATTTATGTACTCTCTTTTTGAAAGTGCCTTACCAGCTCCTTGGAATTACTTACAGGATACAGCTGATTGGTTACTTGGTGATGAAAAAGAGCGAGACAGGGCTTTCTTTGGTGCTTGGCCTTCACAAGTTGCGCCTTTACAGTTAGTAACTCCACCTTCATTAAGATTGCTCCCGTCTCTATTTAAGGGTATGGTAACAGACGATTATAGCAAGTTAGCTGATTATACAATGTGGACTATGTTCCCCTTTGGTAGAATAGCTAGAGATGTAGCTGGCCCCGGTGGAATGATGGAAAACCCAATGAGGTCAGTTGAGAAAATGACGGGTTTACCATATATGCAATTCTCTAGACAGGTAACTAAGCATAAGGATGATGAAATGCTTGGGCCAAAAGGTATATCAGGAGCGTTTTAATGAATATATTAGGATTAATGTCAGGTATGTTGAAAGCTAAAGGTGGGTTAAGAACAATCGAACAATATGCTGATATAGCAGGTACAACAGAACAATTAAGAAAAAATATACACAAAGCATACGCTACAACCTTGGCTAATAAAGGCGTAGATATAAGGCTAGTATCTAACTCATATGGTTCAGATATGCCTTCAGAGGGTCTGGAAGCCTTAATGAAGTACGAGAAAGAAATAATGAATGAACTAGGTGGGCGAGTTGGTATTGAAAGATTGCATAAAATGGTAGGGCCAGATTTTCAAGATAAATTTAATGAAATGTTGCATTTACAAATTGAAGATATTAAAAATATTCCAGATGCGGATTTAAGAAGTAACCCGGAGAGTGTATTGCAACAAATAACAGGACAACATAGAGAACAAATTCGTGGCTGGGGAGAACAGATGTTTGTTCCCGGTCAAAAGGTTAATGGTGTTGAAGTAAAAGACTGGGATACTTTCCGTAGGTGGAATAGAAATGATTCTATTCGAATGAAAAAAGCTGAAATCTTAGAGATAAAGGACAGTGGTGGGCATTTAACAGATGGGAATAGACAAGAATGGGCTGACCTCCCAGATATGGAATTTGAAATAGGCGAAAAAATAAGGAATATTGATTTACCTCATTACGATAAACAATTAAAAAGTTTTGCTACATTTACAAATCCTAAAACTGGCGCAAGGTACAGAGTAGAAATGAAGAATAGGGGCAGTAGAGATTATACAGCCGCTGAAAAAGGGAGTGGAGGCTGGGATAGCGTAGACCACGCCTATATTAATCCTAAGACTAATGAAATTGTTGAATGGAGACCGGGGCCAGACAAGAATCCTAGAAAGGTACTAAAGATGGACAATAATGGTGACCCTATTTATGGAGAGAGAATTGAGGGTGTATCAAAAAAGGATGTGTTTGTACCCCTTAGAGGTACTCCAACAAGCCTTCCAGAAGCACACTTAAAAGGGTTAAAGAAGCTTCCAGATGATTTGAGAGCAGAAGCGGAAGGCATACAGGAAGCTGGTAAAAAACGACGTAGTCGTAATATTGCAGGAACAAGAGTAGGTCAACCGCCATCTTCAATATCAATAGGGGTGGGAATTAAACCTATGGAAGATATGGCACGATGGGAAGCGGCAACGGAAGCTGAAATAATTAAGAAGCTTGTTGATAAATACGGACTCCCTGATGATTCTCCTCCTAGACTTGGTTTCAATAAAAAATCTGACGATATGGACTACGTTAACTGGTTTAAAAATAAATTTACATCGGATGAAGTGACAGATTTAGCACCACAGGGTATAAATTTAGTTCAAGTTCACGATGAATTTATAGACACATTATCAAAAGCTTTAAAGAGTAGGTCTTCGAAAGAAGCTACGGATATGATGAATATAGCTAAAGATTTTGGAACAAGAGGAATACAGACTAGCGATAATATGAGTTCAAAATCCGCTTATGCTCTGTCAGTTCAATCTAGAGCAGATAATGCTGTTACTGGCGAAGTTGGAAGTAGGGCGTATAGAAAAAGACAAGCAATAAGGGATGCAGGAGGGGTTCCGGGTGAAGTATCAGTACATCAGGATACATTCCAAATGATGAATACCATAGATAGAACTCACGCCTCAGGCCCACTTTCAGGATTGCAAGATTATAGAAATATTAATAGTAACGAATATGGAAATCTAAATGCTATTTGGGCTAATCAAAGTAAAGGGAGTATGGACTTTACAGTTGAGCTAGACCCTATCCATTACATTGGTAAGAATAATGTGATTTTAAATGCTAGTGAGGATGTTAAAAATCTTCCAACAGTAGATAAAGGAGCTAGAAGAATTATAACTGGCGGACTCTATGAAGGTGTGGGTATTCAAGGTCTTAGAAAACCAAGAGAAGCGGTTGACGAGGCCGTAAAGAAAATATCTGGCCCGTTTAAGCAACCTGTACCGCCAGAAGAATTGTTAAAACAAGCTGAAAAAATAGGTAAAAAAGAAGGACTTTTAAGAACAAGTACTGATGTGGTTGAAGCTGTAAGAGACTTCTTAACAGATACCAATTTGAAGAACTTAAAGAAGATAACTGGTAATGATACACCAGTACAATATGTGAAAAAGACACTTGCCCCTGCAATTAAACGGGGAGAATCGGAATTACAAAAAGGGTTTGGAAAGGATTTTAAACTTGTTTTTAAAATAGAAGAAGTTCCAACTCACGATACTTCATATTTTAGTATTAGAGTCTTTCACAGTAAAGTAGAGGTTGCTGGGTCACTATCTAAAGCTACTCTTGATAAGAAAATAATGGGAGCTTTACCAGCTTTGGAAGGTATCAGATGGGAATACGGAGGAGAAAAGTAGAGTTATTTACGTCAGTGATAAAAAAAAAGAGTGAGAGCCCTACCGAAATAGAACTCTACACTCTCCGAGTCGCAGTTTAAGGAGGTTACTTATTTACGACTCCGGGTAGGATAACATTCTCAAAATAAGGACAACCTTTATCAGCGATACAGGGCTTTTCAGCCAGTTCTTCGTTGACACATTGTCCTATAAAATATTTGTACCCGTCTTTTCTTTTTTGTTTGATATTCATCATAACCCCTAGACACTTGCTATTATTCCAATTAGCGCATTCTTTTTGTGCCTTATGGTATGCTCGACCCTTCACAGAATCCTTCTAACTCATCAGGTTCTACTTCAAATTCACATTCAAGACAAAATAGACCTAATTCTGATATGTCTGATGAGCTTTCACCATTCTCAATATAAGTCATCATATTGTCTTCACATTCAGGACATTCATACTCTGATGAATCCCCACCTATTGGATTAGTACCGTCATTGTATTCTTTCATTTCTTTTACTTTCCTCCCGTATTCTACTAAAATACTCTTTTTCCCAGTTATCTAGCATAGCTGTTATTGTGTACACGACATCTTGTTTAAAAATAGGTTCTTTTTTATAACAAGTATCACATACTCCACTTTCATTCATTGTGGGCTTATCACACGAGTGACACATAAATGGCGTAGGCATAATTAAATTACGGGGGAGTTCTTCACTGCCAACCAGCGAATCAGACTTTCATATCCTTTTAACTCCCCCATTTTATTTCCTTCTACTGTATACGCCAGATGCGCATACCAAGTACCCCATTTTCTTTCCTTTTACGGGTAGAAAATTTGACACGCTTACCTTGCTCTTTTAAAAGCTTGGTATGTCTCCAAACTGCACTCGAGGCCGAAGCGGCCTTGATAACTTCCACAGGAAAGAAAACACTGTCCCCTACCTTCATATTCGCTAGAAAATGCCAGCGATTAGCCATCTTATTTTGGTGCGTCGTTCGTGGAGGTAAAGCCACGGATTTTTCGATTACTGGTATGAAATTTTTCATTTCAACTCCTTGTTAATCGTCACAGACTTCACAGGTTTGATGTAAATGAGAAGGCATCTTTTCTATCTCGTCCACTTGAGACTTGCTATACTTTTCCCAACCTGCTTTATTGCGCAATTCTTTAGCTATATTTTCTGCAATAACTTCACTACCATCTCCCAAATCTAACGGAATTTTAGCGTAGTAATCTAATGCTTTTAGCAATACAACTAACTCCTCATCTTGAAGAGTGTGCTTTGGTATAAGTGGATTATTTTTTTGTTCTTGCAAAATATCGTTCTCCACGATGATACCTACTTTTAAGCTGTTCCAACCTATTATAACCAGCTCCATACTTTTTTATGGTTCCTTTCTTTAGACACTTTTCGTATAATTGAATACATCCTGCTATAGAAATAGCGTTAGATGTTAAATCTTTATACTCTCTTAATCTGTCAATAGTATCTCGCACTGCTGTTATAGGTTTTTCCATTAGAAAATCTCCTTTCCAATTTCTTCCACCAACTCTGTCATCAATTCGAAATTTCTGTTTAACTTTTCTTCAATTCTAGCACATCTTATAATGATACTTATCATTAATAACAAGGTAAACAAAACATAAAGTTCCCAAGCTGGGAAATTTTCTGCTTCCAATACCGATTGCCATAGAAATTTAAAGTTTTCCATCATTCATTTTCCGGCTTAATACCTAAAGCAGACCCAACACTTTCTTCAGTACCATCTGTTTCTACTATATTCATATCTGGGTTACAATTACATAAAGTTGCAATGCGACCTTTTTTTGTATTTGATTTACACCATTTATCGTGAAATATTTGCATTACACTTATAGTATTTGGTTTCAAATCTATTTTTTTCATTTATGATTCTCCCGATATAGGTTTAGCAATACTTTCAGCTCCTTTCGCTTGTATAAGGTCTGCTAATCTTGTTAAAAGATTTTCAGCTAAACCACTATACTCTTTATCCATATAAAAAGTGACTATTCCACAGTCATCTTCTTGTTTAAGTATTGTCCACAGATATCTTGTTTTTCCAGTTACACTGGACATTATGAAATCACCATAGTGTTCTTTCCAATTCTTTTCAAATTGACTGTATAACCCGGAAGCTTCTAAACTTTCTAGACCTTTTAGATTTTCAGTAGTGATTTCAACTTCGAAATTGTTACCATCAGGTAAATCAACTGGTATCTTTTCAGTAAAATCAGGAACTATACTATGAAATTTCTTTAAATAATACTCGTAATTATGAGTCATTCTTTATCTCTCAATCGACTGTTCCAGACAAGTAGTCCAAGAACAATAAAATTTGATATAAAGACAAATGTAAGTACATCCATTAATACCTACCTCCTTTAGCTAACTTTCTTAATAAATACACACCAAGCTCTTCAGGCTGTTCTTTTATCCAATTCATAACCATTTGAAAATCGACTTCGTCTAAAGGGCCTTTTCTTGTATTACAGGTGCGACAAATTAATTGAAGATTACTTATAATACTAGGGCCACTTTTTTTCAAAGGTACAATATGGTCGCAAGCAATCGTACGGATATTAAGTATCTTTTCACAATACTTACACGGAGTTCCATATGACGAATAAAATATCGCATCAAGTTCTTCAGTAGTGATTATACAATCAACTCCTGCTAAATCTGAGCGTTTTTTTAATGACGATTTCAAAGATGAGATTTTTCTTCGCATCTTCTTATACGCTTGCTTCCAAAATGTTCTATGAACAGGTTCGAGAACTACCTGAAATTGAGCTTTGGTGATTTTTGCCATTAACTAATATTTTTAATATATAGTTCTTTAGGCGCACTTGCAAAATACTTAAATAACGCAGGACATAACCATATGTTACGACCTTCTTGGTCATCGTAATTGCTCCCATTTATAAGGTGGGTATCCTTTAATTCCAATTTAACATCATAATCTGGCAAAGGATATGCAGAAAATGTTATTGTACAGGAATTACTTTTACCACTCCACTTATCCATCCAATAGTTTGCTCCACCGATAAACGGTTCTCTGACTAATCCAGTAGTTGGGTCATCAAATGCAAACATACCGCCTTCTATTCTATAGGGCGCTATTGAAGTTACAGCATTACTATGCTGAGATAGAGTATTGAGCGAATTCGGAACCATTTGGTCTCTTAACCATTCTAGTATCAATATTGTACCCTTCTTTGTGTCTAAGTGTGTGAATTATAGCCGCCAGTCTCATTATACCCCAAGAATTTAACGCTGTCATAGGTGTTATTTTACCACCTGATAACAATGCGGCCTTGACGTAACTTTTTTGAGAATGTTGACGTATTGAAGTAAATTTAGCCATATTAGCTTCTCCTTACTCGTTTAACTTTTAAAATGTCGACTCCAAGAGGAAGATTTTTCCCTTCTTTATCGGCAGACATTGCATCAGCCCTAGCGGTTTTCTTATCAATTTTCTCGATAATTTCTACCGTTTTATACTTACTGTCGAGCTCTTCAGCGTTTATCAATACTGGGCCATATGATTCATATAACTTATATCGAGCGGTATCAGTCTGCCAAACACCTTGTTCATCTCCTACTTCTTCTATAACCATAGGTAACAATACTTGATTAAAGAATTCCTTTGTCCTCTCAGCGGCGTGCTTACGATTCTTAAGTCTTTCAATCTCGTCTTTATAGACTTCGATTTCAGTATCTATTAAACTTTCCTTACGGTTAACTTCAACTAGGAAGTGGTCTATTTTATCGACTTTAGACCTTAGTTGATGATGTAATACTTGAAGTGACTTTTCTAAGTCAAGTTTCCTTTCGTCATCTTGTTCAAGAATTATCTCCAACTCTGTGTCGATTGCTAATCCTATTAGCTCTTTTGTACTAGCCATACAGCCTCCTTAATAATGATAATCCACTACTGTTAGCCAGATTTGGTCATTACTATTTTGATTAGTTTCTTGAAGAAAATCATCAGGGTCAGTAGTAATCCACTTCCCCTTTAAATCGTCCCAAACTGTATCTTCACCATAGTCTATGTCATCAGCTGTTCTATCCCATCTGTCTACCATTTGCCAAGACTCTTCACATTGGTAAGTGAATCTTGAATCATCTTTTTGACTAAAGTATTTCCATAGACTTTCAGTAAGAGGCATACTATCACCTTCATAACCTTCACTTTGGTAAGAGTCTCTTAACCAAGGATGAGTAGAATCTGTCCCTGTTTTATGTTGCCACCATTGATTCAGTTCAGCTTGGTGTTTTTTGATAAAACCAGTAGGAACAAACAAATTCCAATCGTGACCTTTATGCTCTTCTGGCTCACCAAGAGTTTTTGCGAATTTTATACATTCTTTATAATCCGCATTATGTTCGTATTGTTCTAAACAACCCGACCATCTACCACCGATTACATACCAATCAGACGGGCCACTTGCCCATCTACCACCTTGGCTTGCAAATCCTTGGTCATCTAACCAGCTTACTACTTCATTACTAACAGTCTTGGAATTTATGTGTTCACTTTTGGCGTCTTGTGACGACGCTACTATCAAGCGATGGTGCATAATCTTCCCTCCGTAGTCTAAATGATGGTGTCCATTCTAGCTTTACGCCTTCAAACAAATCTCCATCACTGTTCTTAAACAAAGAAACGCTCTTAGCAGTACTGTTAGCTTCGCCTTCAATACCTACTACTTTTCGTGATGCGTTTTCTATTGCTCCAGAACCTTTACCAGCATACAAGTCTAATACTTGGTCTCTACTGTATGTTCTTGATATCTGAGATATCTGTATTATGATACAATCATAATTTACAGCTAGATTACTTAACTGGTGAGAGATGTACCTAATGGTTTCATACTCTCCTCGAATTCCTTTCGGAGGTTCGATAAGGTCAATATAATCAACAACTACGCAAGCGGGGTTAAGCTCTTTAACCTTCTCCTTAATTTGTTCTATTGTAGGAGATATAGTCTGGAAAACAATGTGTTGTAATTGCCCGTGATGAGCTTCATACAATGAATCATAATTTTCATTGACATAGTCCTTGTCTTTGCCGCTGATTATCTGAAGACTTCTTCTGTGCATATACCAACCACTTAATTCTAATGAAAGATAAAGTGTGGGTACCTGCCATTCAGTACGAATAATATCATACAAAGAGTCATAACCTAAAACAAGATTATGAGCCAATGTAGTTTTATTAGCACCTGTAGAACCAAATACAGTAACTAATTCACCGGGAAAGATAATAACATCTCTGTTTATACCTAAATTCCTTGCTAAATCAATTACTCTACCAGAGAAATCAGAAGTTAATCTTTCTCGCAGTTCTTTATGTAAATCATCACTTGTATGTACATCAATAAGATAATCTTTCCTATTATAATGTATGCAATGAGGTTTACAATACTCTTTCATTATGTTATCGTGACAACTGTATTTGTATCCAGCGTTATAGACAGCTTCAATCTTCTCGTGAACTACAGTTTCTTCTAATTGATTGTCATTCCAATACAATAAGGAAGCTTTAGTAGCATCTGAGGGAATACCGTTACGTCTAAAATGAGAAGCAATACGTAAAATAATATTGTTTCTATTGCCCTGACTGGGGCCATCTTTATACATTTGTTGTACACAAGGCACAATGTTTCGAGGTTCTACTACCGTTTTTAAAGCCCTTATCTTTGGTACTTCAGTGATAACGTGCTCTTCAAGCTCACCATCACCCCATAAGTCTGGATAATCATAATTAAGTCTTTGAGTTTCAGCTATCTTTAAGATTTCTTTTACTCCAAGACCCATTAGTTCTGTTATATCCAATGGAACTTTAAAATACCCACGTTTTTCATTTAAGGTATGTGGAAGGCGGTAGATGCCTGTCCTTTGATATACACTAGCATCAAGACCTTCAATTAAACTTGTCATAGTATTTTTTACTACAAAAGGAAGGTCTTTACTTGCGGGAAAATTAAATACCTCACCACTTAAGGCGATATGGTATCCAGTTCCACTAAAGTAAGGCTGAATTGCTCCGGCTTGAACTCCAAGTTGTTCTAATTCATATAAAATACCTTGTGCATTCTTTAAAGTGAAGGCATCTGAATTCTGCCCTTTGTCGATATCAATTAAGACTTCATCTATAAATCTAGTACCAAAGTAATTCTTTAGAGTACCATTTTTATTTACATAGTCTTTACCTTCTTCATCGTAAAGATACATACTACGATAAACAGGTTTTGTATCTCCTTCATCAAGGACATAGAGGTGCATTTCCTCTATTGGGATAAGGAGTCCCCTGTTGCGAGGACTCCCTATCGCTACTTCTACCCAGTGCAATTAGAATTGCTCTTTTAGAAGGATGTTTGGGTAGTGTTACCCCCTGTGGGGTTTGCTGTACCTGAGGGAGTTGGTGCAGTCCCATCGTATTCTTTTATTACGCCCTTTCCTTTACAGAAATCAATATATCCCTGAAAGTCCTTTTTATCATTGGAAGTATTACGAACCATTTTGGGTACTACACGAGTGTAGGCCTTTTGTTCCTTATCATTCCATTCTTTATAAAGATAAACGTGATAATCCATTGTTGGTTCTGCGGGAAAGACAGGAGCATAATGCTCTTCTAAATAACCTCTAATATCGTCAATGGGATTTCCATCCGCATCTTCGAAATCACCTTCTTTGGTTACTCCGCCTTGAAACCCAATAGCATCAAACAAGTAATACAACCGTCTCAGCAGTGTGCAATCCTTGATGTTGCCATCGGGCTCTGTGTCAAAACTACCAGCGATACTCATTGGCTGTTCGTATTGACTATTTTCTAGTTTAAGGTTAACAACGATATATACATCTGCCCAACCGAACTCATCTGCTCTGTCGTTAAATGATGAAATACCTGCATTTTGATAACCTAGATAACTACCGCCAGTAGCGGGCTGTGGTCTGAATATAGCCATATGCTATTACTCCTTTTCTGTTTTAAAACCAATAACTTCTTTAGCTATTGATTCATAGTTTAAGGGTAACGTCTTTTGTGCAAGAGGCTTAAGTCTACTGCCAACAGCTCTTTCATCGTATGAGAGAAAAGAAATATAATACTTTTCATCATCACGACTACCTGTAGTATAACCTACAACATCGGCTGAAGCGGTGAGACCATAAGCCAAACCACGTGGCAATTCTGGCATAAGTTGAACTTTGCCATCAGTAAGTGTACTTGTCTTACTGTGAACTACAAGCACAAGGTTTCCACCTTTCTGCTTAATTAGTTCTTGGAATCGCTTTACGACGTCGAGATGTTTCTTACGAGCTTTACCCCAATCGGCTCCCCATTGGCCTTCACCCATCTCATTTATACCAAGTTCATTTGTTACTACATCTTCAATCCAACGATTGACTTGACCTAGTGTATCAATGACTATAGTATCATATGGTAATGAGTCCCAATTCTCTTTAAGATATAGATATACCTCTATCAAAGAATAAGTTTCCAACGGTTGACCTTTATCAGGGCCTGAACGGACAAAATGTCCTCGCTCTTTAGGAGGTATTACCTCCAATACTGGTTGCCCGCCTTCTCTGACTACTTTACCGTCAAGAGTTTTCTCTCTGGTAGGTGCATTCAAAGAAGAACAGGTTACAGTATTTGCTCCATCAACGAAGTCAGAGCCAAGGTCAGTGTCTATCATAAGAACACCAGCTTGACCCTTACTACTCCACGCACTTGCGGCAGTTGTTTTCCCAGTTTTAGGTTGACCTATTATCATATAAGTCAAACCACTAGGCATTTCCTGCCAGTCCGTGGTTACTTTACGGATGCTTAATTCCATTATGTCTCTCCTTGCTTATGGGGGAAGACCATCATCTCTTTCTTTACAGAAAAAGGCATCAGGCCTATCCAAATATACTGATAATATGGCTTTTTATCAAGCATCAAGATTTGATTTAATCCGAAACTTGCGGCCATAGTAGCAGTAAAGATAGTATGTTTTGCGGTACAAGGTTCTACAACTTCTTCACCTTGTGGTATCCAGCTTTCAAGAAAATTATCATTTTCAGGAGTAACTGTAATTATTTCCATTGCAAGAGCGCCCATCCTTAAGTCAATAAGCCAATCCCTGTTAGGATTTTCTTTCCAACCTCTATAGACATCCATACGGGCATCCATATTATCTGGGCCCATTATGACTTTATTTGATAAGGGTAAGTCAGAACCCAGAGTCCACTTGGACTCATCCATTTGAACCTCAGGACAACCGTGAACTAATGCTGTTTCTCTAGCGGCATAAGCCTTAGATTTTCCAACAAATGTGTGCGGATAGACACAAGTAGAAAGATTATGCTCTTCTAATACGTCATCATCATAACCTATTATCTTGTTAAATCCCATTGCACTAGCCAAGGTGACAACGGCAGAACCGATGCCACCTAAGCCTACGATTGTTACTTCATCCAATTTACTCTGGTCAATAAGGTCTTTGTTCCTCATAAACCTATTCTGATTAGTAATTATAACCACCATATGATTTAGAGTAAAACGGAGTATCAGGACGTTCATCCCAATACTCTAATGGGTCGCAATTCAACTCTTCAGATTTGACTTTAAACTCATACCAAGATATTTGATTGTCGGATAGCTCTTTAGCTAACGCTTCCATCTCCTTGGTTTGTTTATCATCATAATTTGCTTTCTTGTCATTGCTTGCATAGGTATTTCCATACCCATAACCCGGTCTATAATTACCACCTTGGTAAAATCCTAATTGACCATTTGTTCCTGCATACACTACAGGTTTGTTAGCTTTCTCAATCGTGTCAGCAACATCTATCCAAGGCTGTTCTGCCTTAACAGGTGTTCCCGTAATATCATCTTCATCAATTTCTATCATTTGAGATTGACCATATTGGTCTTTGTACGCAAATGCGAATGCAAATGGGTCTTTAGCTGTAGCCACTACTAGACTACAATAAAATCCCACATCTGGAGCCATATCTCTTAAAGTAGAGGCATCAGTTCCAGAAAAGAAAGCTCCCATAGTATGATGACTATGAATTAAACCTAAGAAACATTTCTTAAGTTTAGGATAGCTATCATATGTGGTTTTAAGAACTTTTGCCAAGTCCTTTGCCTCCCATTCGGTTGCAGTACCGTGACCTAAAT